GCATATGTGACAGAGTCGAATTGTATGTGAGACGACTCAATACTTGCGCGATACCTTGTTTGTTACTGCTGTTATTCTTGATACCCCAATTACCAGTCGCAAGTGCGTATTTGAGACCGGTTGTAATCGTCGAGTGTTTGATAATCTTGTAGATATTGGTGTGATTGATTAACTGTTCAAAGTCGCGCATTGCTTTCCAAGAACCACTGGTGAATTCCTTGTTGATATTGGTCTTCATATCCTTTACTAACTTGGTGAAATATTGACGGAATAAGTTTGCCATTAATACACCAGCAGTGTCGATACGTTTATTAACATAGGAATCACGGTCATCCGGGTCGCGTTTGCGTAGATAGACGTCGAGGAGTTGCTTGACCATATGTCCGAGAAAGTATGCCTTGACCTTATTGTTATTGCCGACGTGTGGTAGGAAATCGTTCTGGAGGATATCGACGAGATAGGTCATACGACGTTCCTTTTCACTCTTATCGCGGTCATAACCCATCATATTGACGTATTTACACATATATTCCTTTGCAATCAATTCGTTTGTAATCGTGGATGCTTCTTCGAGAGACGCAAGGAGGAATTGAGTGTATTCGCCCCATTCTTCGCGCGGAACGGAATGGAGGATGGTATGGACGATATCGTAGTCGCTGGTGACACCGAGGACTTTAAAGACGACAAAGAGCGGAACATCTTGTTTGATATGCGGAATCGATACTTTGATATTCTTGCCATACATGGTTTCCTTGCTGGTAATCTTGACTTGAATGTTCTTTGGTGTGACGATTTTCTTGTCTGGAAGTGACTTGATTTCACAGACGTGTGAGTATTTACTTTGTGTCTTTGAATTGTGGAATACGTAAATCTTGTTTTCTGCCTGGCGTTCTTGACAGATGATGACCTTTTCAGTTCCGTTGATAATGAAATAACCGCCTTCGTCGTATTCACATTCTTCGTATTCAATCTTACGGTGATTGGTCTTTGTTGATAAGATACATGCCTTCGAACCGACCATAATCGGAACTTTACCGCAATTGACTTTGGTAATTGTCTTCAACTCGCTGTCTTTGGTGTAGATGAAACCTGGTCCATAACGTTCGCGCGTCTTGAATTTGACGTCGATGAATAGGTTGGACGCGTATGCGAAATTGCGAAGACGTGCGTCGTTGGGATACATGACCTTTTGACTTCCGTTGTTTTCGAAAATGGTAGGTGGAGTAATCGAGTGGAAATCCATTTCGATTTCAACGTCATAACGGTGTTTATGAACGTCGATGGAATAGTATTCAATATCTTGTTCTGTGAATTTCTTGAATTCGGATTGGAGATGCTTGTCTTTTTCTTCTATTGCAGTGTTGTGTTCGGACAATTGGATCGTGATGACGCGCTGGTTGGAAACATAGTATTTTTCTTTGAATGTCTGGTAAATATCGGCAGTTTCTGTGTATTCTGTCCAGTCATTTTGCGCGTTGATGGCAAGGAATGTTGAACCTTCTTTCAAACGGTAGAACTTTTGTTTGCTGACATAATCATAATTCAATACAATGGGATTGAATTGGGATATAACATTGCGAATACCCTTATCGAGGAAATCGTTGAACGAAGTGATTTGATGTTGAATGAGATACTTTGGTTCATTCATCATGAGACGAAGGATTTGCCATGCGCCTTTTTCCCAATTGAAATGTTCGGTTGTTGCAACACTCGATGCAGTGACCACAGTGCTAACTTGTGTTTCTTCTACGGTTTTTACTTGAGACACAGGGGTCATAGGGACCACTTGCGTATCTGCATTTTTCTTGGTGGTGCGTTTCGGTGCGGTTGCGGTTGCATTCTTGCGTGGTTTCTGGGAAGGTTTTTGTAATTGAACAGAATCCATTTTCGCTTAAAGATGTATATACAGTCGTTTTATTTAGAATCGAATAATCGTAATTCGGTAAGTTGGATGATACATTGGACAAATGGTCCTGTTATTGAATCAAATTTCGTCTGAATGGTCCTTCGGGACCCTTCCGTTTAATCACGGATAAAGAATAATAAATGTATGTTATACATAAAAAATACATATTCATCCAATGACCGGCAATCGTGTATTTCCATTAGAACATGCGGACCGCTATCGATACTTTATTGATTGTGACGATTATTTGCATCAATACTACTATCGTGAAGAACTACGCGACTTGAAATCGTATAATGAACGCCATCTCTATTACGACGAAGTTGTCTTATATTATATACCGACGTATGCGCGTCCGCGAACCCCGAATGGGTCCAATGGTCGAAATCGAAATCGCAAACCGTTTTCGCCAAAAGGTATCAAGTCACCACCGCGCTATGTGAAAAAGACGAATTCACTCTATATTGACACTAACGTTGCAAACGTTCCAAACATGCACGTCACACCATCTGAAAACGATGGATATACAACACCTGATACACCTTCACCTCGCAGTACATGCCCTAAACCGATTCCACCAGACGCTCCTAAAAAACCGGAGAGACCGCGCACACAGAATGGCGGCGAGACCACTATACGATTAAACTTTATTATCGATGATTCCGGTAACGACGGTTCCAACAGTAACAACAGTACCGACGGTTCCGGGAATACGAAAGACCGCGACCGCGACGACAGCAACGATGACGAAGAAATTACTCGCCGAATTGAAAATGATATCAACAACCTCATCCTCATTAGTTCCGTATTGAATCACTTGACTGGTCGCACAGACGCATCCAATAATATGATTGATGTGACCATCCAGACACAGGATGAAAATGACGGAGATACGGAAGAGAATGATGCGACGACAAACGGTTCGCCATCGAACGGTTCCATTGGTGGATCCGCTGAATCTGGCAATGGTACTGGTAGTAGTAATGGTCCAAAACCTAATCCGATGTTTAGTTTTCCATTTATATTGCCGAATGCACTCGGGGGAAATTCCGGGAACGGTACCGGATTCACGTTCAATCCCGTTCCGGTTAAGAAAAAGCGATTGCCGATTCAATGGACCGACGAAGAAGAAACCTACGAATTCCAATTACTCGATGAAAAAGCAGACACAATCGACGACCTCATTCGCATCGGACGCCAATACAAGGAAAAATACGAACCGATGAAAAAGCGATTTAATCTTAATGTCCGTGTTCTTGCAACACTCGTTGAACCACTTGAAGAATTACAGAAGATGGTCGGTATGGAAAAGATTAAGACGGCCATCTACGAAAAGATAATCCTCTATTTACAAGGCATCGAAAACCGCAACCGTGATTTCCTCCATACGGTATTATACGGCGGGCCGGGTATGGGTAAGACGGAAGTGGCGAAATTGATTGGACGAATCTACGCGAAAATGGGTTTGTTATCGAAAGGCGATTTCAAGGAAATCCGCCTAACGGACCTCAAGGCCGGATACGTCGGACAAAGTGAATTGAAGACCCAGAAGGTCCTCGACGATGCACGGGGTTGCGTCTTGTTTATGGACGAAGCATATTCGCTGGGTTCGGAAGAGAAGATGGACCAATTCTCACAAGGGATTATCGATTTAATCAATCCGTATATGGACAAATACAAGGACGACTTTGTCTTTATCATTGCGGGATACCGCGACGAATTGGAACATCGATTCTTCCGAGGGAACCAGGGGTTGAAATCGCGTTTCGGACTGTGGTTAGAAATCGACGAATACAAAGGTGCGGAATTGCGGGAAATATTCCTCAAGAAGGTTCGCGATTATGAATGGTCAATCGACGCGAGTGGCATTCCGGTGGAATTCTTCGATAAGAATCGCAAGTCGTTTCCGTTCTTCGGACGCGACGTGGAAAACCTGTTCGGTAAATGTAAGATTGCGCATGCGAAACGTGTATTGTATCTCATGCCGGAAGATAAGAAGAAGGTGACAATCGAAGACCTCGAAGAAGGTTTCAAAATATACATGAAAGACCGGACTTCGAACAAACACGACGAAGCATTCGAGCAAATCAAGAAGATGATGTATATGTAGGCGCATTTAAAGGAAGGTGTGAGGTTTCAAACGAAGACGTGTCTGAAGTTTCAAGGACACTTAAACGAAGGTGTGTCGGAGGTTTCATTATAAAAGACAATTGATTTTTGATTTTTATAATGAAATAGATAATTATCTTGATAATAATGTAATCGTAACTGTTGTATATATTTCAGTTCCTAAATTAGTTGGATAACCTAATGCATCCCCTCCGTCCGAACGTGCAACAGAACATTGAACTATACGATATCCCGTGGTGGTGGGTACAGTCAAAATTCCATTTATTACTGATATTGTATTAACATAACTATTATTACCTGCAGTTGCAGATGTCCCTCGTAATAACAAGTTAGTTCCAATTGTATCAGAACTTCGTTGTAATGCTCCAAAAAATTGAATACTATGACTTGGAATAGAAGCTTCTATTTTATACGTTCCTGCAGGCAAAGTAATTACATTTGAACTCAATGATGCACCCGTTATTGTATTATATACTACTGTATTTAATGTTCTTGTTGCAAAACCTGAAACCGATGCACCACCTGCAACCCCTTGAGATTTCTGGTCTTGAAATATTGCAACTTGCGGTAATCCAATAAAATAACCACTCACATCCAATGCAACACTCGGATCCGATTTACCAATACCGACACGATTATTGGATGCATCGACGACTAAGGTGATGGAATCGACGTTTAAATTACCACTGACTACAGCATTTCCACTGACGTCTAATACTGCATTTGGATTCGAGTTGTTAATACCGACACGATTGGTTGTTCCATTCGCAAAAATTAATCCTGAATCGATATTGACATTACCAGACATAGCAACGTTACCACTAACATCTAATGCCGATGAGGGTAGTGCGACATTCACACCCACGCGATTCAACGATGGGTCAATTACTAATGTATTCTTTGTTCCAAATACTACTTTTGCATCTGCTTGTTCGACGTCCAGAGTTAAATTTCCATCTAATCGGAT